ACCACTGCATGGAGGAGTTTCTAGTAAAAAAGAACGTGGAGGAGATTGTTGCTTCTGGTGGTGGTCGCTTTTATCTTGTAAGGATGATGATGAACCAGTGGAACTCGAACACTTCTCCATTCTTTTATACTTATAGAAAACAACATGACGAAATCACGGATGACTTTATCGATATTATCGAAGAAGAAGATGAGGAATTTACTAAGACAGCAGACCGAATCAGAGCCGAACTCGACGGACTTTGCTGGTACGACAGAATCTTATTTGACACCTTCGTCCAGGAGAACCACACAGTTTCCTCGCTGGCTAGAGCAACTAAGATCCCAAGGACTTCAATAAGTCTAAGCATCAACAGGATCAGAAGACACATCAAAACACAAATAGAACCACAAAAAAATCAAGACGATGACAAAACAAATCAAATGGAAATTTAAAGGCCTAGACCTTTATTTCGTATCCCAAGAAGAAAAACTAGAAAGAGATCAACTAAGACACAGATCTAAACTAGGAACAAAAGCAAAAATAGAAATCATAGATGACAACTTTACTCTTAACGAATCTGATATTGCAGGCTGTTCTAGTTGCGAGCGCAACGCCATCCTTAATACACAGCCGCCCGTATCAGTGGACGCTGAACAAACTGAACTTGAATCGGAAACCCCTGAACTGCTCGGAGTGTTTATCGATGTGGAGCCAACTGATCCTGCAACTGACTTATTTCCAGACGGATCTTCCACTAGCGATGATAACAGCACTAGCGACAGCGTGGCTAGCGAACCAAACTGATAAATTACACCAACAACTATGACGCCCGAGGTAAGAAAAATGTTAGAAGAAAAAGCCCACTGGTATGAAACCAATGGGAAAAAGATTTGGCAACCAGAAGAACTTCTTTACACTTACCAGATCTTTAATCTCCACTTCGGGGAAAATAGACAGGACACTGGATGCGGATCTTGTCGCAGATCAGTGGTAAACCACGTCCGTAAGTTGTACCAAAACATGGGGCCGGACACAAGTTTATTCTAAAAATTATGAGCAGAAAAGAATACCTAGAAAAAAAAGAAAAGTTTACCTCTATATCTGTTAGAGGCAAGGAGGTAAAGAGTGAAGATAAGTTTGTTCCTCAGGAGGAGGCCGAGGCTTTAAAGCGTGTACACGCTAGACAAAGAGAAAGGGCTAGGGCTAAAAAAAGAAGAGAAAAAAGACTAGACCTCTTCTGGAAAAATAAAAACAAACCTGGAGAAACTTTTTCTGAAATCCAACTATAGTAATTAAACAACCATCCGCTAGTCGGAGAACCACCATAAACTGTTGGTGTAAATCAAGAAGGTAGGAGCCCCGGGGCAAACGCATAGCGTGAGGCTGACCTGGACAAAGCCCCTAGTGCATCGGTACAGACGTAAATCTTTTATGAATTTTGCTACGGCGGGACGGTACCTTGCAATCCACTACGGCAACAGACTTACCTTTTTAGAGTAAGTCAAAACATCACATATTATCTTTTTCAACTAAATTCATAGGACCCGCCGACACAGTTACAAAAAGACAAGTTAGTCAAAAGAGTTTTAATTATCAGAAACAAAAGTCCAAAATCGCAAATAGAATAAATTATCGGTACGAAAACAAAACTAAACAAACTAGTTATTGTCTGCGTAAGGGGTTTGGTTATAGGGGTTCAGCCCCTATAACCTCTCCTGACAACAGTAAAGGAATAAAACAAATATATATAAAATATGATACAAACAGTAGAAATCACCAAGGTAAAGGAAAATCCTTCTAATCCTAGGTTTATTAGAGACGACAAGTTTGAAAAACTAGTCCAGTCAATCAAATCTTTTCCACAAATGCTAGACCTAAGACCAATAGTCGTAAACGACGATATGATCGTGTTAGGGGGCAACATGAGATTAAAAGCCTGCATCGCGGCCGGCCTAAAACAAGTTCCTATCATCAAGGCTAGTGATTTGTCAGAAGAACAGCAGAAAGAGTTTGTTATTAAGGATAATGCTTCTTTTGGAGAATGGGATTGGGACGTGTTAATAGACGAATGGTCAACAAATGATTTGTCCGATTGGGGATTAGATATTCCAAAGTCTTATTTTGATGATGATGTAGAGCCCGAGTTTGATCATTCTGATCTAGGTAATAAGCTTGATGCTTACATCAACGCAAAGATAAAACAGGTTGTTCTGTATTTCGACGCCCAGCAGTACGAAGACGTAGTAAACTTTTTAGACGGTATTTGTAAGCAAGAAGACATGGAGTCCAACACCCAGGCTTTTATTTTCTTGATGGAGAACTATAGAGCAAACAACTAATGGAGCACAGTGTTTACGTTATCAGCGCAGGAAGGTCTAACGATCTTCCTTTTACCGACCAAGAAAAGGCCCTGTATTATTTTTGCGTACCGGCGGGACAACTAGAGGAATACAAGGCGGCCGGGTGTAAACGCGTAAACGAGACGGGCACCCTCATCGAATCCCGCAACTGGGCGCTTGATCATGCAGCAGCAGAAGGTAAGATTTGTTTCCAAGTGTCGGACGACCTCATGTCCATCAAGATCAACACCAACTTTTTTCCTAAACAAGAACTAACCCTCTTGGAAACTATAGAAGAATACGCAAAGTTCTTGAACGATATTCCCCAGGTAAACCTAGTCGGGATAGCACCAACTGCTAATTCATTTTATTCACAGAACTTAATCGAGAAGAACAGGTTTGTGATTGGGGATTTCTTCGGCGTAAAACCAACCCCAGTAAGGTTCGACCCCAGGCTAACTCTAAAAGAAGACTACGACTTTACCCTCCAGCACTTTAAACACTCGGGAATAATTCTGCGCTGGGAAAAATATCTCTTCCACTTTAAACACTACGACAACAAGGGAGGAGCGGTTGATTACAGAACATCGCTAGAGGAGAAGAAGAACATCTCTTACCTGCTAGAAAAATGGCCCAAATACCTAAAACTAAATTCAAAAAGACCAAACGAAATCTTACTAAAAATAAAATGAAAGAACTACATCTAATCCGTAAGCCGATAGATAAAAAAGAATACGTCAAGAGAACTGCACTAGTGTCGGACGTCAGTAAGATTATGTCGGACGACTGCATCATCTACGAAAATGGACAGCCCATCTTATTCTACACGAGGCTAAAAGAGGACACTTCTGCTTTACGCTGGGCGGCTAAGAACATGAAATACCCCAACGGGACCAGAACCAACGGGCTTGCAACGCAGTCTAAGGTGTTTGGTTATTCGCCCCGCATCCCGATGAGAAACGACTACTGCACAGTGGCCTCGATGGCGACCCAGTATCCCAAGAACCACCACGTTATTACGACATTTGCAGAGCAGCTAAAAGTCTACTACGAAACCTACTTCCCCCAGAAATACCAGGAGCACGAAGACACGGTGAAGGAGAAAGTCCTAGAAGACTGGAAGATGAGCAACTCGCCCTTTACTTCTGGGATCGTAAACAAGAACAACCCGCTAAAATACCACTACGATTCTGGAAACTTCAAGGGAATGCTGTCCAACATGGTGGTGTTCAAGTCGGACGTGGAAGGGGGATACCTGGTTATTCCCGAACTAGACCTAGCCCTAGAGGTTGCAGACAACACCCTCACAATTTTCAACGGACAAGACATTCTCCACGGCGTATCCCCAATCGACTATAAAAACCCCATGGCCTACAGGTTTTCTTTGGTTTATTATTCTCTAGAGCAGATGTGGAAATGTGAGCCCATCCAGGGAGAGATAGAAAGGGTAAGAAAAGCGAAGACCAAAAAGGAAAAGAATAGGTTGGACCCAGAACACCTGGCTAGTCTAACTAAGCAGTTTAAAAAGAACAAATAAGATGTCGCTAGAGAACAGAATAGAACAAGAGAAAGAGCGCGTGCTCGCGGCGCTGGAAAGAGCCCTGGGCGTCGTCACTACGGCCTGCAGAGAGGCTGGGATAGGCCGGACCACCTACTACAAGTTTTATAACGAGGACCCGGATTTCAAAGAGAAAGCAGACAACATCCAGGCCGTCACCCTAGACTTTGTGGAGTCCCAGCTGTTCAGACAGATAAGAGAAGGAAACACTGCAGCGACCATTTTTTACCTTAAGACCAGGGGTAAAGAGAGAGGCTACATCGAGTCTCCTCTAATAGGCATAGACACCATCCAGCCCATCCAGATTATTATCCCTGGCGGGGCTAACGAGGCTAAAGGTTTACCCTACATAGACATCACGGATGAGCAAGACTAAACAGTTCAGGTTCCTAGATTGGTTCGCCCCAGTTTTCTCAGAGGACAAGACCTACTGGGTTATCTCGGGGGGAAGAGCAAGCGGTAAGTCCACACAGGCTGCTGCATACTTCCTAATGAAACTTCTGTCCCCCGAGTATTTCCGAGGAGTTGTAACAAGGTATACCCAGAAATCTATATCTTCTTCCATATACAGAGACATCCTAGACCTAGTGGCCGACTGGGGGGTTGCGCCCTACCTAACTATAAAGGGGGAAGAAATAAGAGCAGTTGGTTCTAAGAACATGATCACCACCCACGCTATGAGG